ACTGTTGCACCGTGAATCAGTATCATACCGATCCAACCACCGATTTCACTTATTGTCTTTACATTCATAATTTACTTCTTTCATCAATTATTACAATACCAATCATACAGGAATACATCTTATTTGTCAAGGGTTTTAGTTAAATTAGATTCCTTTAAAATCAACGACTTATGCAATTTCTTTTTCTTTTAAAATCAATAACTTACGCAACCTCTTTAAGATTATTGTATCCTCTTTCTGCATATTGTCTTAGTTTTCTGAGACTTCTTGCCTCAAGCTGTCTTACTCTCTCTCTTGTAACATATATTACTTTACCAACTTCTTCAAAAGTGTGTTCAACTTGACTCAATGACCCTATCCCAAACCTCATCTTTACGGTTTTTTTCTCCCTCTCGTCAAGACTTGCAATACGAGTGCTATCAATAGCGTTCACAACAGTTTCAGCAGTATTTTTTCTCTCTAGTGCCTCATAAGGGTTTGCATTTTCGTCAACCACATTTTCTGCTTGATCTAATGGAACAGTTTCAACAATATCTAAAAAGTCTTGTTTTGCGTCTATGTCATTAAGAACTCTATATATTTTTTGATATCTTTTTTTATCGGTCATCGAGAGACCACCGTAGTCGATTCCTAGATTGTTATATTTTTGTGTGTTCATAATTTATTTCCCTCATCAATTAGTACAGTATCTATATTACAGTAGTGTCCACCATTTGTCAAGGGTTTTTACAAAAAAAAAGTCCTTGTAAAACAAGGACTTATGCAAATATATTTTCCTTTATAATCAAGGACTTATCTTTTTCTCTTTTCCAGTTCTCCTCTAATCCACTGTTGTCCTCTTTGATTTCTTACTTTCTTGTTTGCAAGGGCTCTCACTCTCTTAAATACTTGTTGCATCATATCTTCATCTTTATCGTTATTGTCCACAATGATAAAGTTACCTTTGAAGAAATTACTAAACTTACCGATGTTTCTCTGAACTGCGTTCCAAGATTTTACTGCGATTGGTTCTGGAACTGATCGGTCTCGTTCTTTATTTCTTTGAAGTGCAACGTCTAATGATGTATTGACAAATATCATATGAGTGTCGTAACCTAAACCCTCAAGTTCACGAGCTTGATATGCAATCTTATCATAGTCTTTACCTGTTCCATCAATGATAAGACCAAGACGACCAGCCAAATAATTCTTCTTTTGTTTTGCAGTTATCTCTTTTGCACGAGCTCTTGCAATATCTCTTGGTTCTTCTTGTTCTGGTGGCATTTTTGCGTCAAGACCAGCCTGTTTGAGAAGTCTCTCAAATGCGTCATCTGAATTTACTACCTTCATTCCTAAACCACCAGTGGTTCGTTTTACAACGTAAGACTTACCACTACCTGGCCCACCAGCCAAGAAAAATGCTTTAAGAATATTGGGGTCGTAAACTCCTTCCTGTAATTCTGTGAATGTCTTCATCTGAAGTTCCTATAAGTTTTTTATATTTATCTTTCATGGGTTCAATTCTCCTTTGTCCTAAAAAATTCATTTTTTTCAATTTCTGTTTCGTTTTATTCGTCATAAATTACCTCTCTTCTAAGAATTGTTTTTCATGATGTAAAGTTCCTTATAGTTTTTTCTCCTTTCCTAACTGCCTGCTGCGTTTGGAACATTAATTGTCATTGAGTTTCCAGACTGTGGTTGTAATGCCCCACCAACAGCAGATGGTATTTTAAATGGTATTGAATCTCTTACTGCCTCTAAGTATATAGTATGAGTTCCTCCCCCCTGACTTACTGGATGTACAAAATTATGTCTTAATGCAGTAATTAAATATTTTCCACTCGTCATCGCCTCTGTGTTCTCTGTATTATTCGCTGAGACTGATGGTAAGTTGATGTCAATCATATCTCCAGCTGACATACTCGTATCACCATAGATTGCCGCATTAATAGATAAACAGTTTTCTAATCCAGTTAGTCGTTGTTCACGATGTAACATCCATGAATCATATTTATTAGATGAGTAATTAGACTCACCACCTGAGTTATAATGTTGTGCATCGTTATTTGCAACCCCAACTGTTGAAGTTGGTTGCAAATGTATCACTGAGTCTGGGAAATCTCCAACGTCATTTCCTAGTTTGTCAATCGGTTGGTCACTATACACTGGATTATCTCTATTTGGATTGTTTTCAACTCTTCCGTATGTTCCAAACTCATCAATGTAATTAAAAGTATTAATTTTATATTGTTTTTTATAAATGTCATGGGTTATCAATTTTGAACCTAACATTCCACCCATGATACTTTTTAACATATCATTGTTACTTTGAAATCCATAACTCAATAATCTTTCAAATTCGTGTGGTAGGTCTATCTCATGGTCTCCCAAACCTGTCTCTCCACTATGAAGTTGTCTAACTGAGTCTCTACCGTACAAACTTTGTAGAGTCCTAAAGTGAAATCCTTTTGTATTTTCAAAAAAAAGATAATGAGGACTATTACTGTTGGATGAAAGTGACTCCTTAGTTAATTTTTTAATTAGTGTGTAAGGGTGTAAATTTGGAGATATAAATTTTCTTAGCCCAACTGTGTTCTCAAGATGAATGTTTTTTTTAGTTCCAATAGAATCATCACTTGTCAATATGGTTTTAACTATATCTGATGTCTGACCTTCGTAACTCTGTGACAATCTTGTTCTATAATTTTTTAAAAGTTCTGGTGACGTAAATGCAAGTTGATACAGTTTTGCATCTCCAGCAACATCATTTCTTTGTTGTATTTTATATACAGATAGTGGGTTGTCCACGAAATCAATGATATCAACTTGATTGTTGAAACCTGGCGTTCTTAATTTTAACTCTAAAAATTCTTGTCCAACGATTGGAAAGTTAGTCATCAAATCATAAGTCTCTGCAAAGGTGATTGAACCTGCTATGGATGATGTAAATATATTTTCGTATATATCTATACTTGCGACTTGACTTTTCAAATCTACAAACTGACCAGTAGACGACAAAAGTTTAATTGTGTCTAGTACATATTCACCAGCAACTTGAATCGCTTCTTTTGTCATCAGATGACTGACTCATTCATTAGGGTATTAAACTCTGATATGAAACGATCTATAAACTTAGGATCAAGTAGACGAATTTTTCTTCTCTTGTCTTGTTCCTGTTCTTCATACTCGTAGTTTGTTATTGCAGTTGCAGATGGGTAGTTTGTATTGTCAGACCCAATATCTATTTTTATTGTCGTATCTCCAGATGTTTGTTCAATTTCATAATGGTGAACTGCATTTACATCTGAATATTTCTCATTAACGTAACTTAAAAATTGTGGAGTTGTCATGGGCCACTGGTGGTATCGGTCTGTAATGTCATTAACAATCATTATAATCCAATGTAGTTCTGGATCACCATATAACTTATGTGCGATGATCTCTGGAGTTTCACCCCCCTTTACATCGTAAGTATCAAATGATAATGTGTTAAGTTTTATTTTTGAACGAAGACCTACTCTCCTCAAAAGATTGGTTACGTTTTTAAAATAGTAATTACCCACCGAGTCATAAGGTATTACTGGAAATGTATCAAAATACATGATTAGTATCCTTCGTTTATCTTCTCTCTTGTGATTAGTTCGATCTCTTTAAAGTTCAAAGTCATTGTGGTTTCGACCAATGGTGCTCCTCGACCTCCATTATGTTCTGGAAATTGTTGTTCAAAATTTTCCTCTGGGAAAGTTTGAAACCTGTCACCACCGTAGTTTACAGTCATGGTCTCCAAAAAACAATCTGCGATTTTGTGCATAAATCTATTTTGTGAACCTTTATACATATACTCTATTTCAAAGGTTGCAGGCACCACCATGTGTCTTCCATGTAACCCACGTTCTGTATCGTGAAACTCTGGTGACATTGCGTTTCTAAACGCAAATATAATTTTTCTTACGTTTTGTGCCTCTTGAGAACTTTTAGGAATCATTTTGAAAGTATATTGAAACTGTCTTTTATTAATTCCTTTAAACGCAAGTTCCATACGGTCTGCGAGTATTGATCCTTGAGCTGCTTCAACCGACTCTCTAAGTCCACCAATGCCAGGTATTGACCCAGAGATTCCTAAGATTGAAAGGAGAATTGCATCAGCTGCCGCTGTGGGTAAATCAGGAAGAACTTTCTGGATTGCATTTCTTACTCCACCACCCCCTCCACCACCTTCATTGTATGCAGCAATCGCTTGGTTTACTAACTGAGTTGCGACTCCAATTTGAGTGTCAGTGTAGTTCATACTTTGTATTGATTGAATATTTGTCGGCATAAACATACATATAGATTTACTGGTTCTAGTAACTGGGGCTCTTTCAAATATTATTGCTGGGTCTCTTTTTTCTCTTTCAACTGTGGCATCTTTTCTATTTTGTACGACATCTTTCACATCACCTCTAACTACTCGTCCATCAAATCCTTCAACCAGATTATTGCTAATAAGTTTAGGATGATTCTTTTCAATAGAACCTGTCGTATTACTATAGATATAGGGAAAACCATTGTCTTTTATCACATTCTCAATACTTTCCGTTAGAAGACCTGTAGATTTTGTTATACCAGACAAATTTTCTTTACTTTCATTACTAATCCTTGCACCTAATGTTCCAAGATCACCAGTAAAATTAAACCCTGTTGGATTTCCCATCTCTGCAGCTGCACCACTGATAGTGGTTTTTGCATTTGCAATTCGTGACTTGATTGCATTTCCTAAAACTCCTAACTCACCACCAACTCCATCATCTAAATTAAGTAAGTCATCTACTTGTCCAAGTTGAGCATCTATTGCTGACGATAAGTCTGCATCACCAAGAAGAGCAGCTGCAGCTGCTACACTATCGACTTGATTGTTTATTTCTTCAAGGGTTGTTGATGTGCCGCCTGGTACATCTGTAAGTTTATCTATATCAGCTGATATATCAATACCTCTGTCAAGACCACGTTCTGATACTGCTTTACCAAGATCATTTTCAGTGTCACTCTTTTGCAATCTTGGGAATGTTAGTTTTGCTTTCTCGTTTACCTTAATAAAAAATTGAATGTAATGTCCATGATTCATGTCCTCTGGTTTACCAGAGTTTAACTCTTGAGGGAAACAAAGTACATCATCGCTCGCACCGATGTATTGAACTTCCTCTCTAAACCGATTTGCTGTGAGTGCGTCTTGAGACTCATTATCGGTGGTATTTTTTATCAGACCTGATACTGGTATGAAATCACCCAATGCCATATAAATATCCTTATAACTCTTTTTTTTATTATTTATACACCATGTCATATAAAGGTCGATACAAACCAATAAACCCTAAGAAATATAAGGGTGACCCATCCCAAGTGATCTATCGTTCACTATGGGAACGTAAACTTATGGTTTACTGTGATAACACAGATGCAATACTAGAGTGGGGTAGTGAAGAGGTTATCATACCTTACAGGTCGCCATGGGATGGTAGAATACATCGTTACTTTCCAGACTTTTACATGAAAGTCAGACAATCTAATGGTGCGATTAAGAAGTTCATTGTTGAAGTCAAACCAAAATATCAAACCAAACCACCAGTAAGAAATCCAAAACGTAAAACAAAAAAGTGGTATAAGGATGTGGAGAATTGGGGTATTAACTCTGCAAAGTGGAAATCTGCAACAGAGTTTTGTAAAGACCAAAATATAGAGTTTAAGATACTGACTGAAGACCATCTGAACCCTCAGTATAAATAATTACATGGCACAAAGTAAATACATTCAAAGTCTCAAAAGAGCAGCTGGTGGTAGAAATTTATCCACCGAGTGGTATCGTAAAAAAATAAGAGAATTTGGGAAACCAAACGCACAACAGTTAATCACAGACGGAAAAAGTAATGCATCCCCCTTTTTTGGTAGACTGAATATGTTCTTTTACAGTCCTAAGTTAAAACAAAAGTTACCATATTACGATATATTTCCATTGGTTTTACCATTAGAAAGTTACTCAGGTGGATTTCTTGGAATTAATTTTCACTACTTACCAATACCACTTAGAGTTGGTTTATTAGATACATTGACTGAATACAGTAGTAATGATAATTTTGATAAAACCACAAAATTAAATGTAAATTATAATAATGTAAAAGGTATAGGTTTAGTTAAACCAACTTTGCATAAATATTTAAATGGGTTTACAAGATCGTCTTTTCGCAGAATAGATGCAGACGAATTTGTAATCGCAACATTGTTACCAGTGCAACAATTTAGAAAAGCATCATCAAGGAAAGTTTGGTCAGACAGTAGAAAGATGATATAATGTCAGAAAAATTTACAAAGTTAGGTAGAGATTTTAGAAAGGTTGTCTCTGATGTTTCTGATAATCAAACACTCAGAAAACTAGGAGGTGCGATCAAGGGCGCTGCAATCAATAAAGGTGCTGCGATAGTTCGTAATAGACGAATAGGAGGACTCGCATACGGTATACTTGATGAACTTTTAGCATCGTTCCGTAGCGATCATGGTTATGCACGGCCAGGTAGATTTGAGGTTGCAATTAATCCACCATCTGCACTCAAGATTGGTTCAAGTAGTAGTGGTAGTACATCAATAGAAGGTGCGTTTTCAAAACTTCTATCATCAAACACTGAAAACAAAGATGTGATGTTGCGATGTCACTCTATAACTATGCCAGGTCGTAACTTAGATACCGACCCAGACACCAGTTTACACGGCCCAACAAAACAAGTGGTAAATGGATGGTCATTCGCAGAGATAACTGCATCATTTAATATGTCAAACGATTTAAGGGAAAGACAGTTTTTTGAAAGATGGCAACAAACTGCATTTAACGAAGGAACATGGTCAATAAACTATTACAATGATTATGTTGGAAGCCTTGAAATATATCAATTAGACTTACAGAACAGAAGAAGGTCTGGTGTGAAGTTATTTGAAGCATTTCCAAAAACTATATCTGGACAACAATATGACAATGCCGCATTTAATCAGATTCAAAGATTGGATGTCACGTTTGCATATAGATATTGGGAATCTTTGGATAAGGAAGAACCTAAAAGAGCATTTAATGAAAGGGTAGAGGATAGAGTTAGAGATGTGGTTGAGAGAAAAATTCTATCGAAGTTACCAAAAGTAATATCTAAATTATAAACTAAAGGATGAAAAATTATGGCATTACCAAAGTTAGAAACACCAACTTATGAGTTGGAATTACCATCAACAGGTGAAAAAATAAAGTATAGACCATTTTTGGTTAAGGAACAAAAAGTATTAATGATGGCTCAAGAGAGTAAGAAAGAGGATGAGATCATAAACACAATTTCCTCTATCATAGACTCTTGCACATTTAATAAGTTATCTGGTGATAGTTTACCGATGTTTGATGTGGAGTATATATTTTTAAAGATTAGATCAAAATCTGTGGGTGAAACATCAACGGTGCAAATACTATGTCCTGATGATGAGGAGACTAGAGTACCAACCACCATTAATCTTGAGGAAGTTGATGTGCAAATGACAAAGGATCACTCAAATGAAATCAATATTTCAGACGACATAAAAATGATTATGAAATATCCAAGATTGGGTGACATGAAAAAAATAAATACAGGTGAGTCTCAAGTCAAACAAGTCTTTAGTATTCTTAAATTATGTGTAAAAGAAATCCATCATGGAGAAACCATTTACAATTCTGTGGATATCAGTGATAAAGACATTGAGGAATTTGTTGATAATTTTACAACATCGCAGTTTGAAGGAGTGACAAATTTTTTTGATTCAATGCCAAAACTAAGACACACAGTAATGGTTACGAATCCAAAAACTAATGTACAGAGTGAAGTTACACTTGAGGGGATGCAAAGTTTTTTAGCATAATCCTTTCTCACGATAACTTATATAATTATATGCAAACTAATTTTGCATTAATGCAACATCATAAGTATAGTTTAACTGAATTAGAAAATATGATGCCGTGGGAAAGGGAGATTTATTTAGGATTGTTAGAAAAATTCATCAAAGATGAAAACGAAAAGGCAGAAAAAGAGAGGATGCAACATGGTAGATAAGGAAGTAAAACCAGTTAATCGTTATCAAAAATGGGTAGATATGGCTTATGCAGTTGACCAGTGGAGAATATTTCCACGAATATTCATATCAACATACATCTATCTACTCTATGCAGTTGTTATATGGTACATGGATTTATCTACACCAACAATGGAACAAAGTGGTTTAGTTAGTATCGTTGTGGGTGCTGGAGCTGCATGGTTTGGACTTTACACAGGATCGAGTAAGAAGTAATGGCAAACGATTTTTCAGAGTTATTAAAGGCACAAAAAGAGACCAATAAACAACTTCAACATTTAAGAAAAGAAGTTGCAAAGGACGAACCCTTTACACAAAGTGATGAGGCAAAGGGTGTTGCTGCACACATGGTTGCAAAAAAGGCGTCTGGTGAAACAGATGTTGATAACCTTGTTGAAAAACTTAATAAAGATCAACAAGAACGTAATCAAGCACTAATAAATTCAATCAAAAATGCGATTGGTGGAGTTGGTGTTGGAACTGGAAATCCAAACATATCTAATGCATCACCCCCATCTCAACAAAAAGAAAAAGATAAAGAACAAAAAAGTATTTTTAAAGAACTTATTGCGTCATTTGAGAAACTAGCAGCTGGTTTGGGGTCGGTTGCTAAAGCACCGTTTCAAGGTGCTATGTCAGGTGTCATGGGTATATTTACTTTTCTGAGTGCTCTCTTTAAAGCATTGGCTGCAACAGGTGTTCTTTTAGGTCTAAGAGAACTTCTTCTAAAAATAGATGGTGAGAAATTTGCAAAAATTGTTCTTGATATTTTTGATTTCATGGAAGAGAAGTTTAATCAGATAAAAAATTATTTCAAAGAAGTGATGGACACATATGAAAAAGAGGGATTTGTGGCAGCTGCAAGAAAAATCTTTGGTGACATTATTTGTGGTATAATGGATTTGTCTAGTAATATTGGAAAATTTTTAAGTGAGAAATTTGAGGAATTTATGGCAAGTGATTTTGTTCAAGGTATTAAAAAAAGTATTGAACCATATATTACATCTATTATGTGTTCCCTTATGGATATTTTTGAACCTATCGGTAATATAATTGATGAGTATAGACAAGGTGGTCTTGATGCGGCACTCCAACAATTCAAAGAGGAATTTCCTGAGTTTTCAAAATCTTTACAAAAATTAATAGACGACATAAAGTTAGTATTAGGAATAGGTGCGTTAGCCACTGGAGTTGGTGCGATCACAATTCTTAGTGGAGTTGCACTCATATACAAATCAGTAAAATCAGTTGCAACATTTCTTAGAGATGCAGCATTAAGAATAATGGGTATGAAACCACCAGATTTGGATGACCCAGATAAACCCCAACAAAGAGGTCTTGGTGGTGGTGCGATGGGTAGTAGAGGAAAAACATTTACGTTTAAAGGACAAACATACAACATCGACCAAGAGGGGAAACTTCGTATACCGAAGGGCGTGATAGGCGTGGGAGGTGAGAAACTTGGTGGAAGATTTGCGCCCACTGAGGCTAATCGAGCATTTGCAAAGTTTGGGGATACTAGAGGTCTTTCTCAGTTATTTGGTAAGTATCCAACACTTGGTAAATTTTTAAGCGTTCTTGGAAGAAGTGCTGGGCCAATCACTGCACTCATTGGAACAGCTCAGGCAATGAATGTTTTAATGGGTGATGATCCGATGGAAAAAAAAGTAGAACTCTTAGGTGGAATTTTAGGTGGTCAGATTGGTGCGATTGGTGGTGGTTTACTTGGTAGTGCCATTGGAGGTCTTGCATTAGGGTCATTCTCAGGTGGTGCTCTTGCACCAGTTGGTTTACTTGGTGGTGGGGTTATAGGTTCTCTTGCTGGTTTCTTTGGTGGTGATGTTGTTGGTAAAAAACTTGCACAATTTTTATTAGGTCAAAATCCATCTATTTTTAGTGAAGGAGAAATATCTAGGAGTATGGATATTCAACGACAAGAGGAAAAAATTGCAAATTTACAGAGAGTTGCAGGGGGTGATGTTGGCCCATATGGTGACATCGGAATGTCAGAACGTGCAAAATCACAACTTCCAGATGAGATTGCGAAACTAGAACAAATGAGACAAGCTCAAGCTAGAAGAGACTATGGAATTGGTTTTGGACACGAATTTGAAGTTCAAGAGATGCAACAACGAGATAGAGAGTTAGAACCAAAACGTAATGATAGTATGAGTGACCTTGCATCTATTTTGAATGTTGGGAATGTTAGTAATGATAACAGTTCAAATGTTAATAATTATAATATGAACCTTCAACACATCACTTTTCCTGATATGCAGTTTCAAGTTGCTGCAAATCAAACAGGCCCAACATAAAAAAACCCCCATCTCTGGGGGTTTCTTTTTTTACTGATTTGCAAGTTTTGAAAAATAATCCATTGTATCATCTTCATCTTCTTGTTTTGATTCTACTGGTTTAGTATCAACCTTTGGTGACGCAATGGGTTCATCATCCATTGTATCTGTCACATTACCGACTGACACCGTTCCAGATAATACTGCATCCAGACGAGTCTTGAGTTCTTCGTATGACTTGAAGTTTGTTGATGCGGTGAACTCTTTGAGTGCATACTGTTTCTTCCAAACACTTTCAATCACTGAGTCATCACCTAACGCACTTGGTGTCTCAAACTCTGACTTGTCGTAGTTCCAGAATCCATCTACTTTACGAATCTTCAACTTGAAGTTTGCACCTTCCCAAAAATCAAATGGGTTAATTGGTGTCTCATCTTCAAACTCTGGTTGCATTGCAGCCATCAGTTTGTCAAAGATTTTCTTACCGTATCTGTAGAGGAATACCTTACCTTCGTTCTCTGGATGTTTGGAATCACTGACAACGTAGATGTTAGAGAAGTATTGCAACTTTCTCTTCTGTTTTCTTGCAATCTCTTTGTCAGATTCTAAACCTGTATTCCACAACTTGGTATTGTGTTCTGATACAGGGTCTTTCTGACCGATAGTGGTGAGAGAGTTCTCGATGTACCACTGACCAGTTGGGCCTTGAAATGCATGATTCCAGACTTTGGCCCAAGGCATATCTTCACCTTCGACTGCTGGTAAAAAACGAATGACTGCGTAACCGTTACCAGACTTGTCCAGTTCTGGTTTCCATAGTCTCTCATCTACATATGATTTCTTCTCTTGAGGTGCAGAATCTTCCTTGACTGCGTTGAGAAGTTTGTCGAGTGAATTACTCTTTTTAAGTGCTTCTAGTTCTATTGACATATTAGTCTCCTTGTGTTAACGTATGTTTAAATGTATCGTATGTTATGTATGTTAATTTTTCGAGAGTATCACCCTTTACAAGTGGATGTTGAGGTTCAACCCAATAAAACTCTATGAACGGAAACTCTTTAAACGTAGTAAGTAGTTGTTGTTTCCACTCAGGATGTTCCACTTGTTTAGGATAATTTTTACTACCCTCGTATATATTATTTATACTTAAATCAAACCCAAGTAAAAATAATTCTGTCGCTCCTTGTTGACACGCAAGATAAACTGCGGTTGCACCAGAACACCATTCTCTAGGATAAGAGATGTCAGATACACTGTTACTACCATCTACCCATGTAACGTATAAATCACCATCTCTTTTTCCATTCAGAACGTAACCGTGTTCTGTAGGTTCATTTTCATAAACAGTATCGTGTTGATTTTTTATGGTATCCAAGCCACTAAATTCTGGTGGTATGATGTTCCAATCTAAAAACCAACAACTGTTTTCTTTTGCGTATCCAGAAGTATAAATCTCATGTTGCATACCGTAGTCTACAGAAACGAGATGGTCAACTTTCACATCACGATATATCGCATTACAACCCCATGTAATAACATCATCAAATGTCATAGACAAATCATGATATTTTGAACGTGACTTCCCATTTCCGTAGACTATAACTTTACTCATCTCTAAGTGACTTCCAACTGACAGGAAAAAGTTCTGCAACCTGTTTATCAATCATATCACAAACCTCTCTTGACTCTAACTGTGCATCTGGTTTACAACGTAGATTACATACTCTTGCAAACGCATACAATGTTCCACTCCAATACCACTCTGTCATCATCGACTGTGGTAGTATCATACGAGCCTGTTCTGGTGCAACTCCATATTCTAACATTGTGTTGTAATACCTAAGTGCAAGAGTTTCAACCTGTTCTTTAAGTGAGGATGTTGGAAACTTCCAATCGGACTCTGGTGGATAAACCTCATCAATCGTTTTACTTTCATCTGAACCTTGTTTTTTATTCTCTGCTCTTGCTCTCCAAGAATCAACCTTACAAAACTCTGGTTCATCATCGACATATCTACGACTGATCTCGTTCCACACTAAACCGACTTGATGTTTGACTA